CTCCTTGAGGACTGGGCAGAAGTTACCTTTGTACTGGTTATAGCACTGGTAATCTTCTGGACAATAACCCGTGTATGAATCTTGCATACTGCAAGGAAGATCTATGTGTTCCAATGTTGCACGCTTAACGGCATGGACAGCGCGTTTCAGTTCGTAATCATCCATCACCATACCCCTCGGACTTCCGGCGATCCCCTTATGACCGCCTGCCTCCGGCCCCCAAAGTGACTGAACCAGTGCGCGGCAGTCAATCGATCCGTCTGAGCAGGAAACCGTGATCGCCTTGAATTTTTCGTTGAAACTGACTACAGCTTTGGCGATCGTGCGGTGGGTTGGGGAGTAGTAACTTGCCCCACAAAATACGCCATCCGTACTAAAAACACGGTAATTCTCGGTTTCCATGAGTAGTTTTGACTCGGTTTCGCGCTGGATATTTGCTGCCCATTCGCGCCCTTCCTTGATAAGTGGAGGCGAGTTGTGAGCATACAGGTCAAACAGCAATTCAAAAAACTCAATATACTTGTGAATTGTAGCAGTAATGTCGGTAATATCGGCTACCCTCGGAGCGCGGTTTTCCGGCAGTGCGTTCCATGCCCAGTAAGCGTTGAACAGATCCTGAGTCTCTTGGTCGAACATGTATATATGATGCGGCCCGTTCAAGTCGATAAACTCGGCAACCTCGCGGAACTTTTTAGGGATGAAATACCATTCCCCCATGAGTCCCATGACACCCAGAACGGTATCAAGGTCAATGTGACTGACCACGATGTTGACGCCCATCGGCAACCCCGTATGGTAGTCTTTCGGCAGGTCAACATTGCAAGGCGCAGGTTGCCCGGCGTACTTAGGCAAGTGATGGTTTGCGGTATAAATAGTTCCCTCGAGTGCCCAATCGCCGTATTCGGTTTCTACGCAACAGTGTGCCTCGAAAGGCAAGTTTTGAGCTAATTCCTTGGTCGGTACTAAGTAGATGTTTTGTACTCTTTGTGTCATTTTAAAATCCCCCTCTTATTTTAATCCTTCGGCATCCCCTGGCACGGCAGGAGATAACGAAAAACTAGAACTTCTTACCGCAGTACGGACAGAACAAGATTCTAGTAAGCAGATACCCGCCGCCGTAGTGTTTAAACACCAAATTAACCTCACCACGACATTCAGCATGTTCCTTTTCTGCTAGGTTTTTGAGGTACTCGCAACAGAAAGTTTTAGACTTGTTTGGCATCTTAGTCCCTCCTTAGTTTTTAATCCTCTACCCAACGCCCTATAGACGCTCGGCAGGGGATTAAACCCTGTTTACTTCACTGGGGTATAATATTTTTTCATATATCCGGTTTCTTTCACCTTGTGCGCCCACTTTTTGCTATTTTCTGCACATTGAGCGCAATACCTTTTCCCTTCCTGTTCTTGTGCGGCAAACTCGGCATAGACTTGGATTTCTCTCTGATAACGATAATTTATACAACCCATCTGTCAAATTTGTTGATAACGTCTGACTTAAAAGCATAACTATTGCAACTATACTGGTCGTTGTCGGTTTCTTGGTCTTCATAGTTTCCAAGCGTCAGTTTTTCTTCAGGAACATCAACGGCAACCCAGCAATCATGATATCCGCCGAAACCGGTAAGAGGTTTGTCGGCAAGAAAAACAACATCTTCCAGATCCCAAACGTCGTTACCGCGAAAACCTTCTTGCTCTATTTTCTTGGCGTTTTCGTAGGCCGGTTGGCGCGTTGCGTGATATAATATCATGCTCATTCCTCCTTCGCCGGTTCGCCCGGCATGATTTTTTTAACCACTATCTCGGAAACCGTCTTACCCTCTTTGTCCGCTTGCTCACGTAACTGCTCGGCAAGCGACTTCGGCATGGTTATTTGTACTCGTGTGTTAGTTTTTGCTATCATTGTGCTGTCCTCCGTCTTGGTGGTACACCTATTATATACTATGGTGTACCACCTGTCAAGCGTGAGAATAAATTATTTTATCTTACCAGTTCCACCCACTCGGCAGTGGTAAAATGTCCCATCATCCATTGACAGGCATCAAGTGGCGAAGTTCCCCAAACTATTTTATTTTCCACCCCGGCAGGTATGAGCGTTTTACCTATACGTAAGTCGGGGAAATGCACTAATGTAGTGTATTTGCTCAATTCAGGTGTATTTGTATCTGTTGGCGCTTTGCTCCCCTGTATGGTGGCGTGAAGCAGGTTTTTGGCGGTTGCTAGCATGTTATTTACCTCCCCTCCTGAAATATTCATCCGCAATGAGTCCCTTTAACTCATGCGCGACGACGTGTTTTTCGTCCTGGCGCAACGATCTTTTGTGCTGCCCATCAAAGAACGTCCCCGGATTAGTCGGTCCGTCATAACAGTAACGAACCTTCTTTTTCAACTCCCCGTCGAAGTAGATCTTGCAATCATTTTCGCTGACTAGAAGTTGATACTTGCCAGACACGGCACAAAATTCATTGTCCTGTTTAAAGTTTGCTAAAAACTGCCCAGCGACTAAACCGTTTGGGCGAAGTTTTATTTTCAAGTTTTCCACACTACTTACCTCCTTAATTTCATAATAGCGTGGCACATATCCTGGGCTGTGATTTCGCCGTCCTGAATGTCCTCCTGCGCCTCGTCGTACTGCAAATTTCCCCAAACTCCAGCATCTACATAGTCCAAAAAGCAGGAGGTAAGGTTTTGCTCGGTTGGTTCGCTATTGTAACCTGCATGGTCAAGTGCGCGCTGGATTTTTTGTTTCATTGTGTAACCTCACCTTGTTAATTTAATTTTGAGTAAGTGTGGTAATCCTTAGGTTTGTAAACCTCTTTTTCGTTTGAGTTGGGCAGGAACATCGTTCTCACTCCGTCAACGTCAGCATGGTAACAGTCAACGTAAGAACCGTTTGACACTCCGACATACCGTTTTGCATTCTGCGGTATTTCTTCCATGCTGCGGAAATATTTCTCGTTATACTGACCATGCAGTTTGTAGCAGTCAACTTTGCCATGTTCGCGACTATTGACTGTCCGCTGGAATTCCGGTGTAAGTCCGGTTCGCTCAAGATAGTTTTTGTAGCCCTGCTCTGTTTTAAATGCTGTATGAGAAGTTGCGCCTGACGTTATGATGTAGTGATAGTTGATTCCTCTAGGTTTTTCTGATACTTCTAGGTATAAATTATTATACATTATATCTGCCTCCCTCATAATTTTACCTAAACCCTCTCGCAAAAGGATTTGGGTAAAACCCCTGCTATTACAGGGACTTAGTGAAAATATTGGCATCACCCTTGAAGTAGCAGTATTCGCCGCCTCGCATTTCGCGAATTGCCGGATCTTCTTGTGGGTAAGTCCATGTGTTACCCCGGTTTAACTCAAATTTTTGGCGGTAAGCGATTAAAGCTTGCTTTGCCGACAGGGTATATGTTGCCAGTTCGGAAATATCGCCTTGCTCGTCGAGTAACATTATTATTGTCATCGTTATTCCTCCTTCACCTCAACAAAATACCTCTCTAAAGGTACTTTGGCGAAGCAGGGACCGGAGTCCCTAGTCTACCCTGTTGACTAGATACAACCAATCCAACCAGTATTCGTCGGAGTCAGACAAAACCAATGTCCAACCACCTGTACAACTGGAAAGATTTTCTACATAGACGAAACTATTTTCGCTCTGCAAAAGTTCGTCTGCCGCTTTCCTGCGCTTTTCTTTTTCAGCATCTTTCAATGATTGCTCATACTTGCTCGCTTCACTGACGTAACTTTCGTATGTTTCCAGCATTTTATCATCCTCCTTAGATTTTAGCTCCACACCCGGCAGGATGCAGAGGTAAAACCTAGCGGAGTGCTAGGAGTTAGCCATTAATGTAGTTATCCAGTAATTCGGTTGCTAATTCTATGCCCACGGAAAAAACTTCCCTTTCTCTTTCTGTCTTATAGGTGTCATTAAATTCACCTGATTTAACGCGTTCTAAAAGTTTTTTGTTGTGATCTACTATTTCTTTTAGATATTGTTTTTCTTTCTTAGTCATTTTTAATTCCCCCTTTTAGATTTTACCTCAATCTCACGGACTCAGGTAAAACCTAACGCGAGGTTAGGCGTTACAACCTGGACATTCGTAGTCTAGCTCGGAATAACATTCTGGACAGGTTTCACATCCGCATTTGTCGCAACATAAACCCGCTGCTTCCTCGTAGTCATATTCAAAATCTTTTCCACATCTATCGCAGGTGCAAATTTCTATTATTCTATCTTCCTCCATCTTATTATCTCCCATTTAAGTTTTATCAAAAATCCCTCATTGAAGGCGTTTGGATAAAACCTAAACTTCCTCCTACCTTTTTCTTACAAGTTGGACATTTCATATTTTAGCCTCCTAGTAGTTTAAATTTACGTCAATCCCCTTGTGGGTACTCACGCAAACCTAAACTCCCATACTTCCCTTTTTCTGCACCTCTAGCGGATATCCCTTCGGGTCCAGTGTTCGCGTTCCTTGATCCGCATCATGCAGACTTCGCCGGTTCGCGCTGTGGGGTTTTTGTTATTCTTTTCTGTGTGTGCGGTGCGCTTTGTTGCTGTGGTGCTGTATCGCCTCCCTTTTATTCTGACTTGCCACCCCCACCCTTTCGGGTAGGACGCTCCCAGCTTAAGGCACTTTTTATACTCGCTGAGACGAGTTATTGCGGCCAAACTCCACCTGATGGTAACTGATGCTCTAAAGGTGTTTTGTTTTTTTCGTAGTTTTCCTTAATTTTCTTATCCCTCAAGACTTTACCACATTCGTCAGAGCAAACCGAAGGTTCCCAGCTTTCAAAAAAAGATTCAAATTCTGATTTCTCAATCTCTTTTCCGCAAAGTTTACATTTCATGTGTGCATCCCCCTTATTTAGTTTAAAGTTGACTAAAGCACCATGTTAGAGTTGCTATTGTTGCTAGTAACATTGCGCTTACTATGTATTCCATGTTCGCGCCTCCCGTTCGTGTTGCTGTGTTCCATATGCTTATACTATCACATCTGGCTAGCCACAATCAAAGTCGATATAACGTCATATTCAATTATTTTCGACTGCTCTGCATCTACTGGCTAGCCAATGCTCCCCGTATCTGCCTTTTTCATCGAGTTTTGAAATTCTGAAATAGTTCTTTCAATGGCTTTTCTGCCTATTTCAGTTGCCGTCAAGCCAGTGGTGGCTGCGATTCTGTCTATTTCTTCCCTTTGCTCTATTGGTATACGAAGGAAAAGAGTTCCCCATTTTTCACGATATTTCTGCGCTATTCTTTTTGTCATTTTATTTCCTCCTGTCTTGTGATTTCTATGTAGTATTATAGCACATGTGCTAGCCAGTGGCAAGCCAGCTACAGAGAGCAAAGAAAAAACATATCTATAGAAGAAACACGCAAAATAGCCGGAAACGTGCTTGTAGTGACCATACGCAAATTGGAGGTACAAACATACCTGTAATGTGTTTTGTGTCGCTCTGTGGTCGCTGTGGCGAAGCTGTTTTTGTTGTGGAGGGAAGGAAGCATGAGAAAACGGAAAGTTTTGCTTGTTATCCGACTTTAACCGTGATAGAATGGTAGTGTGGGGTTTTTATACCTGCTTATTTTTTTTGTGTCTGTCTACTGTTTTCGGTTGGCGAATACTGTTTATGGGAGCATCCGAGAGGGTGCTTTTATGTTTTGTTTTTATGTATGTAGTATTGATTTCTACCTGCCAAATATGGCAGGTGCTAAAATGGTGTCTAGCCTTACTCCCATAAGGGTTTGCTGGTTTGGCTCGTGAAAAGCAGTATATATATCAGAAAGTGAGTTGTTTTTGCTTGATTAAAAGATGTTTAATTTTGGACGATGATTTCGGATATGGCAGGACAAGGCGACAAGTTATAGATCCGGAAACCGGCGAAATGCTGGCCGAAGTTTGGCATAACAAACCTGAGCAGGGTATATTTCCAATTGGAGTCAGCGCGACAGTAGCGCAAACCATTTTTACTAGGGAAGAATCGCCGGACAAGCAGTCGGAACATATCAGCATCCGCGACAAGGATATAGAACATAGTTATTATGAGTTCTGGAATACGAAAAAAGGACTAAAACCGCCCAAAAAGCGCAGTACAGGGAATAAAAAAGGTTACGTGAAGCTGTATAATGAAAAATTGGTGGAACTGAGCGCAAAACTGAGCGATGCAGACATGGGGTTTTTGGTGAAGTTGTCGCCGCTGATTGACTGGGACAGTGGAGCATTGACGGACAAGCGGAAAAAGGAAAAGCTGAGCGCAGACGATTTGATTCGTGTGCTGAAAATGCCGGAACGCAACTTCTATAGAAGAATGTCAGCACTCACGGGTGCAGGTGTAGCGTATCGGAAGGACGATTGTTATTATATTAATCGTTCGTATATGGCTAAAGGATAGTAGTTTATTGTATCTTACATAGGAATATCTAAGAAAATGAGGTGAAATGATTATGGCAGAGTTTATTGACGAAAGGCATCCGGGAGGACGACCGCTGAAGTTTACGAGCGTCGAAGAACTTCAGAAAAGAATTGATGAATACTTTGAGTATTGTGATAGTAGAGTAATAAACCAAGTCACGAAGCAAGGTGATGTTGTACCTGTCAAAATGCCTAGACCTTATACATTATCAGGATTAGCTTGTTATCTGGATTGTGATAGAAAAACGTTGTTTAACTACTCAAAAGATGACCAGTTTTTCCCCGTTCTTATGCGTGCGCGAAGAAGATGTGAGAACTTTGCCGAAGAACAGCTCTATGAGGGCAACGATAGAGGCGCGAAATTCTGTCTATTGAACGGTTACGGCTGGTCCGACACTCAAAAGCTAGAGCTGACGGGCGCTGACGGTGGTCCCGTGGACGTGCGAATAGCTGGTATGAGCGACGAGGAGCTAGAGCAGTTGTTGGAGGATTAGCCCGAAAACCATATTTCGAAATCCTTCGAAGTTCCGAGAATATACATTATGTAAACTAGCAGAAACATTGTAGCGTGCGTCGTTGCTGGGTTTCTCTATTTGCCGGCACTATTGCAGGTACAAAAACGCCATTTGTCCTCCACTCATGGACATTTCATTGTACCTGCTCACCTTCACAGGCGCAGGGTTGTGATACTGTATTGTACGCACAGAGCGCAGCGCATACGCGAGCAGGAGAGCGAGCGCACGTATTTAGATAGGAGATTCGCCAAAAAGATGGGGTGGGGGTCAAACACCCCCGGTATGGATTGGTGGGACTCCGGCGGCGGGTACCTGTACCTTATGCTATCTCCATCTAACGATTTATCATTTTATGTATATACATAAAACTAACTGAGAACAGGAGACTTGTTATGATAATACCAAATAACATCAAAATACTAGGTCATATTTACAGCATCATCATGGTTGATGATAGAGAAAGTGGTGACTATGGAAGTCTTAATCCAAACACTAACACCATCCGCTTGAATAAGAATAAAACTATAAGTCAGATTGATACAACTTTACTGCATGAGATTATTGAGTGCCTCAATATGAGTCTTGAACTAAGACTAGAGCATCAGCAAATATCAGCACTTGAAGCGGGACTATATCAAACACTAAAGGACAACAAAATTTCATTCAATTAATGGCTTTTCCATAATCACCAAAACTTCATAAATCATATCATCAAAGGTTGTTAACTATGAAAAGTAACATTAAAGCATGTGGGGTTGTATGTGGATATTGCAGAGAAGAAAATACAGTATATATACATTCACCTTATGTAACAGAAAATTATTCAGAACAGCGGTGATTAAATGAAAACTCCTGCTTGGACAAGAAAAGAAGGTAAAAGCGAATCTGGCGGGTTAAATAGTAAAGGTCGTAAATCCTATGAGAAGGAAAATCCCGGCAGTAATCTTAAACCTCCTGTATCTAAGGAAACGGCTAAGAAATCACCTAAAGCAGCGGCAAGAAGGAAGTCCTTCTGTGCAAGAATGGGTGGTATGCCAGGACCGTTAAAGGACGAAAAAGGCAGGCCGACACGAAGTAAACTCGCTTTAGATAAGTGGGATTGTTAAATATAACCGAGGACGGTGTAAGTAATGAGCAAAACCAAAAGGTACCGTAGAAAACCTATTTTTGTTGATGCCGAACCTTATGTTGATGGTTTGGAGGATGGCTTTTATCAAGGAATTCCTTATATTGCTGCCGGACAAATAAAGATAAAAATATCACCGGTAGATTATATTGCAACAAGACCAGACGGTGTTAGATTTCCTTATGAACCTAAAAACTTCGAGGCAACTTATGAGGAAGTAGGAGATATCGAAGACACTCGCCCCATATGTCCTGACTGTAAGACCATCATGGTTAAAACTCACATTGAGTTAAGTGACGGTAGTGGTTGGTTCTCTGGTTGGGGTTGTGATTGCAAATATGAGCCAAAAAGTTAAGCGCATATTACCCGGCCCCGTCAATGGACTAATCAATTGGATGGAAGAATTGAAATGAATTTTCCCAATGAATTAAAAAGTTGTAGTAACATGCCGATGAATGAACCTGCATGCTCTATGGAGTTAACCCCACTAGAAAGCATAATGGGGGCAATAACCCAATCTGTGCATGAAAACAGCAATGCCATTTCTTTGCTTGAAGGAATTGTGCGGAAACCATATCCTGTTTCTTGCGAAGGTAAAGGTTCAACAAATAACGATGTTACGCTGTATGAAAAATTATATACTTTAGCAGGAATTATAGTAGACAACAATAAGGCATTATATGACTTATGCGACATACTTAAAAACGAAATCGGCGAATTTAAAATAATCTAGTCACAGTAAGGTGATCTTATGACCGAACAGCAGGAAAAGAAAAAACTATCCACTCAGAAGTTAAGGGAAAAAGCGGCAGCAAAAGTTGAGTTAGAATATCGTAAATCCTCTAAGAGTGTAGAGTATTTCATAGATAAGTACGCCTACATTGAGGATAGAGACGTTCAAGACTTAGTTGCCAAACTCAACCTATGGGACGGTCAGAAGGAAGCGTTAAGGAAGATTATTGACAGTAAGTTATCAATTATACTTAAAGCGCGGCAGTTAGGTTTTACTTGGTTATCTCTTATTTACGGATTGCACGGGGTTATATTTCGACCTGGATATTCTGTTGTTGCTCTGTCTAAAAGGGAAGAGGATGCTAAGGAACTTGTCAGGCGTATTTGCTTTATTCTGAGGTATCTACCTTCATGGATGATTCGTCACGTTAAGGGTACTCCGAAGCAATATCCTAACCCTACGTGGGATTCAACGGTATTGTCGGTTACTATCTACCATAAAGGCAAGGAACCTGCTGTTTTTAACGCTATGTCTGCCGGTCCTGACAGTGGACGCTCTTTCACAGCTAACCTTGTAATACTTGACGAATGGGCGTTTCAGATGTTCGCTAGAGATATTTGGTCTGCTGCTTATCCGACTATTAACCGTCCTACTGGTGGACAGGTTATTGGGTTATCTACCGCTAAAAAAGGTACCTTATTTGAGGAAATATTTTGGAAGGCGTACAACGGTGAGAATACGTTTACGCCTATATTTATGCCTTGGAGTACCGACCCTAGACGTACCCAGGAGTGGTATGAGCAGGTCAAAAAAGACTTACCTCATAGTTATATGGCAGAGTATCCAGCAACTCCGGAAGAGGCGTTTACTGCCGGTGAAGGGCAGTTCTTTAAAGAGTTTCGTCGTGATGTGCATGTCGTTAAACCTTTTAAGATACCGTCCTGGTGGAAAAGGTTCTGCTCGTTGGACTATGGACTTGATATGTGTTCATGTCACTGGTGGGCAGTATCGCCCGAAGGCATTATGTGCGCTTATCGTGAGTTATATCAACCCAACTTAACCCTTAGTCAAGCGGCGAAAAAGATTATCTCCATGACACCCAAAGACGAGAAAATTAGCTATACGGTTGCTTCTCCTGACTTGTGGAATAGACGACAAGAGACAGGGACAAGCGGTAGGGAGATAATGAATCGTGCTGGACTTAATAATCTGAGAAAAGCAAAGCATGACCGTGTTGCAGGTTGGAGGGCATTAAGGGAATATCTATTGGTTAGAGAGGAAAAGCAGGACGTTATTACTGATGAAGGTATTGATGCGGTTACTGTACTTACTTCTAAACTGAAGATATTTGAGGAATGTAAGAATCTTATACGGTGTTTACCACTACTTGAACATGATAAGAATGACTCCGAGGATGCGGCAGATACTCCACACGAGGTCACACACGCGCCGGAGGCATGTTTGATTGGACAAACAATAATAAATACTCCTAATGGCGACTTTCCTATTAAGGATTTAGTCGGTAAATTAGGTTGTATATATTGTTATGACGAAGAAAACAAGTGCATGTCAGTATCTACTTTTTCTGATGTTAGGTTAACAAGAGAGAATGTGGATGTGTATGAAATAGAACTATGTGACGGAAGAAATATTGTTGCAACTAAAGATCATCCTGTACTTACTAATAGCGGATGGAAATTAGTTGAGCAACTTACTGACAATGATTTTATTATCGACGTATCATTAGAGGTGAATCATGCAAATAGTAACAGAAACAAAAACAATAACAACACAATACATAATCTTTAACGGAGTTAAGTTTTATAAAGACGGTAAAGGTTATTGGTTAGCAACTATAGATAAAAAACCCAAAAGACTGCATGTTTATGTATGGGAATGTAGTAACGGAAAAGTGCCGAAAGGTTATCATGTCCACCATGTCGATTTAGACAAGGATAATAACTATATTGATAATCTGGTTGCGATGAAAAAAGAAGATCATCTAAAACTACATGCACTACTCAGCAATATTGACGGAGAATGTTTGGAAAGGAAAAGGAAGAATTTAGACAAATACAGACACCTTGCTACTGAGTGGCATCATACGGATGAAGCAAGAGAGGTGTCGAGAAAGAATTGGCACAAATCTCTTGGTTTATACATGGACCAGATGATAGTCCTCAAGTGTGACCTATGCTGAAAGCAATATGAGACAAGCATAATGATGAGAGATCATAGTAGGTTTTGCTCTAATAAGTGCAAGTCTGCATACAGGAGAAGTATAGGTGTGGACGATATTGAGAGGGTATGTATTGTTTGCGAAAAAATATTCCCAATAAATAAATATTCTAAAACAAAGACATGCTCAAGGAAGTGTAGTGCAAAATTAATGCTCCTTAAACGAAATGGTATAAGGAGGTTTTAGTTTGTGGTACAGGTTAAATCGGTAAAATATGTTGGTAAGTCAGATGTGTTTAATATGGAAGTTGAAAAACATCATAACTTTAGCGTTAACGGTGGACTTATTGTCCATAATTGTCGCTACGCCGTAATGTCAAGACCTCCCATTTCTAAAGATGATAAGTATTCGTTCCCCGATGATATGTCACTATCTGAGCAGTCAGCAGTTTTAAGCAACATTGCGTTTGAGAAAGAATATGAGAAGTTGCAGGAACATATTGTAGGTTTTTAATAATAACCGAGGACGGTGTTATTGTGAAAGAGTATATATGTTTTTATCATCAAGAATTTGTAATGACTTATTGTGTTAAGGTAAAATCGCTAAGTTATGATGAATCTGAAAATAAGTTTAGAGAGTATTTGAAACAAAACGGCATTGCCTATATTAGTGACAGTAATCTTACGATTTTTGAAGTTGGTAATATATGTGAAATATCTTAAGGGTGTGTCTAAATGGACTGGAAAAAACCATTTCGTGCGTTAAAAAAGAAGGTGAAAGAAATAGTAGCACCTGTCATAGAATACGATCAAGAGACTCTTGACCTACTTAAATACTGGCAAGATCAGTTTGAGATTGACCGTTTCGCTAAGAAAAAGTATGACCTTCTCATGGACTCATGGGAAAACATGTATAACGGTAATCGTGAATTTGAGAACGTCAATAATCGGCAAGATAGGGAAGCGAGAACAGTTGTTAACTTCCCTCGCTTAATTATAGAAGCACTTATTGATATGACTATTCCTGACCATGACTTTAAACCTGTTGCCGCTGCCGATGAAGTGCCTGTTAATGCTTTGAAAAGTTACGTCGGTTATGTGCTGAGAAGTTCTTCTCCTTCATTAGAAGAAATGAATATGTCAGACGAGCGCAGAGTTTCAAAGCTGGGTGGTACATTTAAGAAGGTTCACTGGAATAATAATATTAAACGTGCGGGGTATATTGGTGAGATTGAGATTAGTAATCCTCACCCCAAAGATATCATTCCCAATAAATCGTCCATCAACTTCGGTGACGATATGGAACATTATCACCATCCGGTTAACCGTACACAAAAGTATATTCTTCGTAAATGGAAGGATATAACGAAGGATATGCTGGAAGAAAAGGCAATTCTGTATGCCGAGTATGACGAGATATTGGGCGACCAAAGGATAACTACCGTTACCGATACTACCGGAGTTTCTAAGGATACGGGACTTGGTAAATATACAATTATTGAGACTACCTATCGTGACGATGACGGAGATATTTGTAAGTTGTGGTGGTCCGGTGACTTGTTGATTAAGCACCTGCCTAAGTTCTTTTATCGTAGGGACGAGGACGGTAATCCATATAAGACTGAAACTATCGAAGCAGGTACGCAGGTTCGCAAGGGAATTGATGAATACGGCAATATTGCCTACCGTGTTATTGATGCCGAAACAGAGGCAGAGTATTACATACCTACTTGCTGGGATATAGTCTATCAACCCTTTATTATGCGTGATAAGTGTTGTTGGGGTATATCTATTATGGAAGATGTTTGGGACTTGCAGGAGAGTATTAAGAAAGCGGTGCATATGTACGAAGAATCTTTCCTTCGTGGTAGGAAGAAGATTTTAACCGACTCTCTTGAAGTACAAAGGAAACTTATGGACCCAACATCAGAGATAATCCATGTTAACGATCCGAATTCTGTTAAAGAAGTCGATTTAAGTACCAATATTGACGGTATTCAATTGGTTGATAAATTTAAAGAATGGATGCAACTTATTACCGGCGTAACCGATGCCTCACTAGGAGTTCATCAACCTGGGGTAACTTCCGGCGATCAGGCGCAGGCATATATAAGTCAGTCAAGTAATAAATTAGCGATTAAGTCTGCCTATAAGTCAACCTCGTTTAAGACTCTTTACCGCACTATTGCCGAGTTTGCGTTGGCGTTCTGTGACGATGACAGACCTTTCCGCATTACCGGAGAGAAGGGCGAGAATAAATACGGTCAGTTTAACCGCTTATCTATGCTTCGTGACGTTAACGGAGACTTAATTTATCCTGACTTCGATATTGAGATTAGTGCAGAAGTTGGATTTATGAAGAATAAGTCGGAAATGATGAATTCTATTGTGTCTCTTGCAGGGCAGGGACGCTTTGAACCTACTCCTGGCAATATGCTGATACTGAAAATTCTTGACAAAATCGGTGTTCCGCATCTCAAAGAGGTTATTGGTCAGATGGAGCAGGATATACAGCAAGCGCAGGAGGCCCAAGCAAAGCAGGAAGAACAGGCTAAACTTATACAAGAACAACAACTACAGCAGAGTACCGATATGATGCTTGCCAAACAGCAGCATGAAAAAGAACTTGCCGTCATAAAACAGCAGGGAGAATTAAACCGTCAACAGCAATCGCACGACCTTGAAAGTGACAAAGAGGCTATGAGCGGCGATTTACAGCAGGAAGCGGTTATTCAGTTCATGGACAGGTTGAATCAGATTAAAGAACAAGATCCCGATGTGTTTATGCAGATTATGCAGTTGCCAGCAGATCAGCAGGTACAGGCGGCAATGAGCATGGTGGGTTGATAACGGATAACCGGAGGTAAATAATGTTAACTGACAAAGAGAAAAAAGTAATCGACAAGATGAAGTCTACTCCGTGGGGTACAATCGTTATTAAAATGAAGGGCGGTAAACCTGTCATGCTGAGTACGACCGAGGATATTAAACTTGATTAGGAGGCGTTTACTATGGCAGGTTGTAAAGGTAAGGGCAAGGGCATGAAAGGTATGCCTAAGTCAGACAAGAAAGAAATGGGCATGGGCAAGGGTTATGGTAAGAAGATGAAATAATAACTAAATAACCAATCCTTAGTAGGAAAACCACAGGGATAGTGTATGAGACAATGCGACTAAGCACTCTCTCATACACTATCCCTATTTTTATTGCCTAAATCTATGAAAGGAGGTGTTAAACATGGCCAAAAATCTCGACAAAGCTATGCCGTGTAGCGGTACTTTTACCTATGGTAATACTGGTAGTCGGCAGGCAGATGTTACTCGTGTCATTAAGGGTGGCGATCTGCGTTCACGCCCCGGCAAGAACAACGGTGCTGTTAAATAGTTAAGGCAGGGTAAAACCTGCTTTTCCTATTTGCCTACATAACATCGTTCCGCATTAGGGTGGCAGTTGGAAATAGACAACGTACACGCCGGATAGACGGTGAAATATATCGCTGGCGAGCGTAAACGTGGGGTGTAATTATGGAAGATCAAGTATTGGAAACAGGAACAGAGGAAGTCGTTTCACCTCAAACAGATATTGACACTAACGAACAAACCAATACCGGGGACGTAACCGGCACTCAGCAAATGAGTGATGCTGAAGTCGTTGAACAGCAGAAACAGAAGCAGACACAGGAACAAAACAGGGCATTTGCTCAGATGCGTAGGGAGGCACAAGAGGCCAAGCGCAAAGCAGATGAACTTGAACAATGGAAACGTGACTTTGAGCAGAAGAATAACGCACAGCAACAGAGACAGTTGCAGGCAGACATGGATGCTCAGAGGGAAAAACTTGCCGCAGAGTTAGAGGAACAGGGATTTCCTGTTAGTCAGATTAACAAATATCTGAAAATGGACCCTGTTTTTCAGCAGATGCAGGAAGAGTTAAACGCCAATAAGCAGCAGTTAGAGCAAGAAAGACACCTGAGAAATAGGCAGGAGGCAGAACAGCAGTTTGTGAAGGACCATGCCTATTTAAGGAGTAAATACGGTGACATTGTTCCCGACTTGAATAATCTTGACCAGGCAACCGTTGATATGCTGTATGGCGGTATGCCGCTTAGATCGGCATGGCTAACTGCTAATGAGGATGCTATTGCCGAGGCGTTGCAGAAAAAGGCAGCGCATAAGGCTATTAAGCAGGTGGGCAGTAAGGCGCACTTGGGTACTGAGAAGTCGAATGATAGTACGGATTTGGGTACTCAGGTTAGTTTGAGCGCGGAACAGATGAAAACTTGGAAGTCAATGTTTCCTGGTGAAACAGAGGCACAACTAAAGAAACGTGCCGCAAAATACGTTAATAAGAAATAGGGGGTTTATCATGGCATTAAGAATTATTGGAAGCATTTTGACTGGTGCTTCGAGAGATAAGTTTATTGATAACATCTATATGACAGATTCGGAGGCGGCAGTAGCTGGGCGTGGCTATTACCTTGCTTCTGGCAGATGGACTAAATCTGCTACAACCGCAGCAATTGAGGCGGTTTGTGTTAAGGCGGCAGATGCTGGAACTGATGTATTGCCGATTATGGCAGTAGTTAAGACTGGTGACATTATTGAGGCAAATTATACCGGAACCGCAGATGCAGCATTTTTGCCGGGACTTACTGTAGCAATTTTGGATTCTAATGGAGACAATGTGGATGCCGCAACCGTTACTGGAGGTCATGGGGTTATCTTGGAGAAAGATACTGTTGGACTAAAAGTAAGGATGATTGTTAAGAAGAATTTCACTGAGGCCAGCTAATTAGTTGGTCTTTTTATTTTGTAAATTGAGAGGAGAAAAGACATGGCAGTTTTAATTCAAGAAAGCGGAGATTTTGAACAGTTAGTTGGTAAATATGAACATGCGCTCTTAGAATTCTGGCAGGACGGTTTTACCGATGCTATTCAAGATAGTATGATTGATGAGTTATATACTCCTGAGCAATCAGATAACCCCACTGAGGCAATCGGTGAGATGGTTGGGGCGATTGACTACAGCAAGTGGAACGGTGAATTCACTTATGGCACCATGAAACAAGGCGATACGAAGATCTGGACCCCAATCGTGTGGCAGGCTGGCATGGAGTATGACAGATTTTTACTGTCTAATGCCAAACTTATTAATTTAAAAGATGATTTCAGTGGTTTCTCTATTGGCGCAGCAAGACACCGCGAAGCGTGCGCATCCGGTTTACTTACTTATGCCGACCAGACAAGTTTTATGGTTAACGGAACTCCTGTTAACTGGACTTTGACAGCCAATGGGTTGCCACTTGCTTCAAACGCTCAGACTTCTGCTAATTATGGAAGCACTCAGGATAACTTAGAGGCTCTAGAACTCAACGACGAGAATATCGAAATTTTATGTCAAAAAATGTTTGACGTTAAGGACAGTTCGGGCAAGGACGCAAATCTTCAACCTGATACTTTAATCGTGCCTACCGCACTTCGCAAAAAGGCTTTGGAGTTAATCGGTGGAGAAGGTAAGGTAGATTCTTCCGACAACAACCCGAACATCTATAATGGTTCGATGAAATTGATTGTCTACAAGCAATTCCGTCGTCAGGCCGGAAAGACTGGTCAACCGTGGTGTATTATGGACTCTAAGATGGCTAAAAAATCCATGAAGTGGATTAATCGCCTAGAATCTGGTGATAAATACGATATTATCTCTTGGAAGAATATGGAGAATCAGGTCTGGAAAGTAGGTTCCATAATGTGGTATTCATGCGGCAGCAAGTCATGGAGGCCTTTCCAGTTCAGTATACCTGCGTAATTTGTAGTATTTGAGGTGTGATTACCTTACATCACACCTCATTGTCCTTTACCCATAACTCTAGTAGCGACTTTACTGTGTCCTGTATGTTTACGTCTTTCTTTATACATAAAACCTTAACTTTCTTTATTAGTTCATCTTCTAATCTAATATTTAATTGTTTTAGCATTTTAACCCTCCTTTTAGCTTGCTATCATTATATAAATATGATATAATAATATCATGCTATAAGTATAGCACAATATAAAAATAAGTCAAAGAGGGTTTTTTATGAAACAGCAAAAAAATATTAAATTAAGAAAAAACTTCAATGAAATAGTTAAGGGATTTGAGGATAGGGATTGTATACTGCTTATAAAGGAAGAGGAATATATAAATACTAAACAAAAACTTCCCTACATCTGCAACAAACATAAAGATAAGGGAATTCAGTATACAAGGTGGGATAATTTTAGAATATCTGTTGGCTGTTACTATTGTAGTTATGAGTATAGGGGTAAAAATAGGAGAGTTGGTTTTGATGTAATTTGTAAGTCTTTTTCTGATAGAGACTATATGTTATTAGCTAAGGAAACTGATTACAATAACAACTCAACTAAACTTCCTTATGTCTGCCCTAAACATAAGGAAAATGGCATTCAATATATAACATGGTCAGACTTTAATTCTGGATGTGGTTGCTATTATTGCGGCAGGGAAAAGGTTGAGGAATTAAAGTTTAGATATACCTTAGAGTATTTACAGAAAAAATACAATGATCGCGGATACACACTTTTAAACCCAGACTATAAAGGAACCGACAGTTACTCCTATTTTGTTTGTGAGAAACACCCAGACAAAATTCAAAGAGTTAAATTCTCTAATTTTATACATCTTGGCGACGGATGTGCTTTTTGTCGGGATGAACGCAGACCGAGAGGTAAAAATCACTACTTATGGAATGGCGGCGTTACTCCTGAGCATGAGAGAATAAGGAAAAGTAAAGAGTATGTCTCATGGAAGGTTAAAGTTCTCATAAGAGATAAACATACCTGCCAATGTTGCGGAAGTAGAAAGGGAAAGGATTTAAGGGCACATCACATTAAAGGTTTTGCCAATAATCCAAAACTAAGGACTGATGTAAATAATGGCATAACTCTTTGCAAATACTGCCACGACACTAAATATCCTGGTAGTCTGCACAATGTTTATGGATGCTGGGATGTTACCGAACAACAACTAACTGAATACATGAAAAGAAGGAAGGAGGAATTATTAAATGCAAATTGATAAGGGTATCCTTCCTATGGTTGAAGTAATGAACGCAACTGGTTTCATGCAAACATGTTCTAGTTGTCAGGGACATAGTAAAGGCATCCACCGCCTACCATATGTATCTTTTTATTGCAGGCAAAATGAAATAAGAAAACTATCTATAATTCTGGATAATGCTAGTGTGGAGTTAGAGGAGATTGGCGCACCGTTCTCTATAGATTGTTGTCTGGTGTTTAGTCCCGATATAGGTGATAATACCTTGGATGCAAAACTCGGCTGGGCAGTTTTTAATATCAGCCCCATAGAGGATAAAGGCTTTAGAATGAAAAAGACTGACAAGGAAATTTTCATACTTGTAATAGCAAATGCAATAATAGATTCACTTTAGACACCTAACGGTGTCTTTTAATTTTCCCATAAGGAGGTATAAAATGGCAACATATTCACATAACAAAAAAGTATGCGGCATCGAAGGTTTATATGTAGGTGTAGCAGGGTCAGAAAAGAAAGTCGCTGATGGCACAGGTAAACTATTTCAACAGGAAGTAGAAATCACCTCTAATGCTGCTGAGTTGAACTTAGTTGACAACGCTGACCGCATCGAAAAAGTAGCTAAAATAGCACTCTCTGCAGTCAATACGGCAGGCGGTGTATTTGCCTGGCAGAATGACGAAGGTGCTTCTATTATCGTCACCGGACTGTATCTTAACGTAACCACCAAGACTACCGGAGCATGTTCGCTGGATTGCGGTACTACTGCAACTTCGGCAACTACCCTGTCTGACAACTTAATTAACGCCGTTGACGTTAACTCTGCTGCCGGTGTATTTGACAATATTACCGATAAAGGGACTAACGGTAAGTCTCGTCAGTTATTAGCATCTGGTAAATGGGTAACTGGTTCGGTTGTATCGGGTGGTGCAAGTGCCGGTATCGTTGGGTTTGCCTATATTCGATATATTGTAATTTAAACTGAGGTGCTTTATGCGATACACCAAAAAACCGGAAAATTTCACCGATACAGAGAGGTTGCTTTTAGGCATATTGGAGGAATTGCAGAAAATATCCTCACTTTTACATACACCAAAAGTAGTTGAAACGCCCAAGAAAGATGTTGGGCGTACTGTATCGGTGAAGAAAACTAAGGAAATAAAGAAATATTCATGCAAAAAGTGCGGCAGGGAGTTTGGTAATGCCCGTGTCCGCACTAACCACGAAAAGAACTGCAAGGGTGGTGTTAAAGATAGCAACTAATATTCAAGGTAAAAATCCTGTCGGAACAACGGCAGCTAATACTAACCCCGTCACCATTGGCGGCGTTGATGGTGACAATGATATAGTTGGTCTAGTTCTAAATTCAGACGGTTCAATAACGGCAAAATTGGGTGCAGGTACGTCGATAGTAGGTAAGTTTATTCCTGTAGATGCGGACGGTGACGAGAAGTTTACCGCTACTAATCCAGCAATAGTCGATAGCAACTTTGACGGTGGCATAGCGACTGGTGGCAGTAAAACTACCATTATTGACACATCTAAAAACTTTGAGACTAATATGTTTGCCGGGCATACGGCAAAAGTCACCATTAGTGGTGTTGACTATTACCGCACAGTAGCGAGTAATACAGCAACAACTTTGACTATTACTGCTCTACCTGGCGCGGCGGCAAGTGCTATTGTTGGTACTCCTGGAACAGCAGAAGTAACGGTAGTTTATGTAAATGAGGGAGTTGCAGGTAACTCGATAACTGCTGAAGTAGTGGCAGCACCAGGGGACAATGATAACTTGTCGGCATCTTTCACTGATAATGTTTTGACGGTTTATCTCGGCAAAACTGGTGGCGTATTAGACGATGCCAAAAATACCGCGACTCTTGTTGCTTCTAAGATTGATGAACTAGCAGAATTTACGGCAACCATGACTGGTTCTGGTGGGGTTGTGCCTGTAGCGTCAGCAGTTACGTTTACTGGCGGTATTGCTGTTGTAAGCGTTGCCGCAGGTTCAGATTACCAGATTATGCGGAAAAATGTTGTTGCAGATGGCGGTGGTTCGATAACTGTCGATCAGTCTACGCACGATAATTTTAACGCCAATGTTAATTTACAGGTGGGCAATACTGACGTTGCAACTGGCAACCCTGTGCCTACCGTACTAGCTGGTAGTATAATTACAAATGGGCTACAAACTAGAGAAAGTTGGATTCCTGTTGCCATTATTGATGAAAGTGTGGGTATATCAAAAATTTTCACTGTGCCTACTAATACCGAGTATGAAATTCTCTCTATTACAGTTTTATTTGTAGCAAGTGCAGTTGCAGGGAACAGAGGTATTCGTATTTTAATGTCAACTGGTACAACAGGACAAAATTATGCACGACACACTACAGGGGTTAATATTACTGCTGGTCAGACTAGACAGATAACATTTGCTCCAAACTTATTGAAAGAGACAACTACTGACTTGACAGGTACACAATTGTCAGCCCCAATTGCTAGATGTATTATACCAGCTGGTCATAAGATTAGTATTTCTGATTTAGCTTCAATCGATGCTGTTGGGGATTCGATGAAAATATATATGTTAATTAGACAAAGGACGGTGTAAAGTATGAACTATAAAATTATTCAAGTTTTTACAGACGACCGTTTGAGTATTAACGATGAGGTAATTGGTAAACAAAAAGTTGCTTATATTGAGGTTAACGGTTCTATTCATGTGGTGCGTTATGATTATGAAATTGGTACACCAGAGGATGAAGTTAACACTGCACTAAATAAAAAGATAGATGACGTATCTACCTTGTAATACTAACGAAGGTGCGAATTTTAGATAGTTAGTTATTTAGTTAGTTGAGCTAAGACTCGATATATGGTATAATTAATGACAAATAATCATAAAGGTGGTTTTTGTCATTAATGTACTCGAATCTTGGCCTAGATATGAGAGAGATAAGAAATTTCTCAATTATTCACCTCACACACTAAAGTCATATAAGATACAGTGTCGCCTACTCCATGAATTCATAGGCGATATGGATATGGGTGAAGTAACATATGAGCAATTAAAGGATTATTTTGCCGAGCAGGGACATTTGAAACCTGCAAGCATCGGTCATAGGGTAAGATTTGTTCAGTCTTTATTTAGATGGGCTATTGATGAAGGATATATTCCAAAAAACCCTGCCACTAAATTGCGCGAACCTAAAATTGGCTTACGGGTTCCTAAGTTTCTGAGCGAAGAAGATATGGAAGCATTGCGCGAGTCATGCAGATGCCCAAAAGAACACGCCATTGTAGAATTTATGTATACTACCGGATGCAGGATAGGTGAGGTTTCCTTGGTTGATAAGAAAGATATTAATTGGGGCAATAAATCAGTTATTGTGATGGGTAAGGGCGACAAAGAAAGAGAAGTTTATTTTAATTCAAAATGCTTCTTCTGGCTTAAAAAATACGTCGAATCAAGAAAAGACAATGATCCTGCCCTATTTGTTACTGACCGCGCACCAAGGCGTATGAGTATAGCACGTATGAGAGAAATAATTAAAGCGGTTGCTGTTCGTGCGGACATTGAAGCAAGTGTCTATCCCCACAGATTAAGACATTCTTATGCCACTCATTTATTGGACAATGGTGCTCCTATGGAAGCAATACAGCAACTCATGGGACACGCCAAGCAGGAAACGACCCAACTATATGCCCGTTTAAGCGGCGAGCGCAGAAAAGAATTATATAAGAGGTATTTTTAGCACAGGGAGGTTAACCGCCTCCCATTTTACATAAGGTGGTGATAAAGTGTCCTTCACGCTAACAAACTGCAAAACAATTGCAGATTCATTATTGAATGAAACGATAGATGATACTAACCTACTAATATGGGGTAAGGAATGTCTGCAAGACAATATTCCATCTCAGTTATGGCAAGAGAACTCAAGAGAATATAAATCAACAGTCGCAAAGAGGTCATACAACCTGCCGAGCGACTTTTTTAGTTTAGTAAGTCTATCAACTACCATCGGATCACCGACAGGGCTAACAGCAACCCCAACCGGAACTACCGGAGCGACTACATATAAATACCAAGTTACGGCGGTTACAGAATCAGGAGAAACTATACCTTGTAGCGAGGTTACGTCAACTTCCGGAAATGCCGCATTATCTGAGACCAACTACAACGCCCTGTCTTGGACTGAGGTTGATGATGCCGTAAGTTATAACGTCTACCGTACCTACGGAGGCACTACAACTGGACTAATCGGGACAACTACAGATACTACCTTAGATGATACAGGACTTGCCGGTGACTCTGAAAATGTTCCTACCGAGGATACTACTGGTATCGGTTATGATAACTATTTTATCCGTAATAGAAAAATTTCCTTTACCGATGCCGATGATTATGCAATGACATATATATCATACCCAACAGTTTCCAGCATATCCGCTAATGTACCACTGCCAGATGCCTGCGAGTATGCAATGGCTAAATTTATCGCTTCAAGATTTAGGAGTAGTGATGATTCTGAGGATGCTGATGCCTCCAGATGGATGCTAGAGTTTCAGAATTCCATCAATAAACTGATTAATGAAATGGAGATAGATAGTAATTCATTTCAGGTGAAAATGGCATGGTGATAGCGAAAATACCTAAAAGGGGCAACAGTAGCGATAAAATACCTATTGAAATAAAAAGTTATGGCGGCATAAATACCTTACCGTCCAGACAGTTAGGACAACCTTCTGCCGGCAAAAACTTTTATACTAAAAACGGAGAGTTGTATACAAGGCCAGGACTTTTAGAAATAGATAATCCACCCAGTTTATCATCACCTATCTATGCTATTCACTCATGCAAGCAGGCACAACTAACAGAGCGTCTTATTGTTCAGTCAGGCAGTGAACTGCATCACAGGCCAGATGAATTAGGATCATGGTCGCTGGTTGATAGTGGAATATCTGGTTATGCCTACGGGAATGTGTGGAGAGAGCACTTAGTCCTGTCTTTTGGTTCTACGGTACTCGATTATGGCATAGAAACTGCATCGGCCAGTGATTTGCGCGGCGGTGCTACCGATATGCCAGGGTGCTTATTTACCGCAACATGGAAGGACTATTTATGGACCATACCAGGACCGAACTGGGCCCCTGCTTATAAAACACAGTTTAACGGTTATCAGTATGTATGGGATGATGAGTTAGAAGAGTATACCGAGGAAATAGTTGATAGAGATATTATTGTTTGGCCGGAGGACTTTAATGTACCCATGAGTGATGGGTCGTCTTTGATGGCTGCTTTTCCGTTTAGTTCATCCTTGTTTTGTATAACTGGAAAAAGTACGTGGCACATATACGGTGACAATGAGGATAATTTTGAAGTACACCAAGGTTCTCATGTTGGAGCATACGAGAACGGAGAGTTTTGCCCTGCCGCTTTAGTTTCCGATATGCCAATGTGGATAGGAAATGATTATAAAATTTATCGCTACACAGGTTCAGTTGTTGAACCAGTAAGCCAACCAATAGACAAAATACTGCAAGAGGAATTCAGTGTAGTCGGATTAAAACCGAGGGCTTACGGCTTAGATAATAAGTTTTGGCTGTTCCTGCTGAGAAATATTCTAATAGCACAGACCACTGAAACTTCAACTAAGTGTTTAGTATTTGACCCGGCAGAAGGTGAATGGTTTTTGTATGAGTTTGCCGGTCACATAATTAGTGCCGGTGAGTACGACGGCAAGATTTTACTTGGAACCAAGGATGGTAGAGTTTTATATATGAATGATGTTGATACGGATGATTCAGAGGATATAACGACTTCTCTAACTATTGGCCCGGCAGATATGCAGGCTAGAAAAATCAAAGCAAAGACATTTTACCTGACCGCAGAAGCGGAAAGCGACTTTACTGTAGATGTTTATACACAATGTGACAGTGAGGCAGAGGTTAGTCAGGGATATATTACATTCAATGCTGATACGTTGGTAATTGAGGATATTCGGTTAAATAGTGTTAGCGGTCAGAATGTTTCCGTGAGGATTGAGACTACCGATAGGATAAATAAGTTGCAAAAGGCAGAACTGACGGTTATTCCTAAACGGTTGAAGTAGGTGAGATTATGGCGGGTGGAAGTTTTGGTGGAGGAACTGGTACGGAATTAGATCCGTATCTTGTGGAGGATGCGGCAGATTTTAATGCTGTAAGAAATAACTTAACCGCATATTACAAGCAAACAGCAGATATTGATTTATCTATCTACCCCAACTGGGAGCCTATTGGTATCCCTTTTATGGGTAATTATGACTGTGATAATAGGGAAATTAACAATCCAACAATAAGCAGCTCAGAAACATATTTAAGCGTTTTTGGTGTATTGGTTGAGGCAGTTATAAAAAACATTAAAATTAAAAATGCTAATATTTCAGGTACGGGTAGTGGTCAACTGGCAAGTATTTTAGCATCTGTAATGGTTTCTTCAATTGTAGATGCATGTTATTTGCAAGGATCGGTTATTGTGGGTGAAGGAAGTCATGCATGCGGTGTTGCCACTACGATTGAGGGTGGAAGCGTTGTATCTAAATGCGGAACCGATGTAACGGTCGAAGGTGAAACAGTCGCAGCTTTTGCCACATATATCAACAGTAGCACAGCTAATGATTGTTACGGAAAAGGGCATGTGCGTGGTTACTCTGCTACAGAATCTGCTTTACTTGGTGGAATGTTTTGTGATGTATACAGTGGTTCTGTTGTAAGCAGATGCTATGCGGCAACAACCTTTGCTAATCATGGTGAGATTGCTTGGCTTGGTGGGTTTGCAGTTCATAGTTATGATGGTACTATTAATGATTGTTATTACGATTACGATCTTTCTGGTCAATCCGATAACGGTATAGGAATCCCAAAGACCACAGTCCAAATGAAACAGCAAGCGACATTCACTGGCTGGGATTTTACAGATATATGGAAAGTTGATGAAGGAGAATCTTACCCGTATTTCATACCTGTAATTACATTAACAATAGCAATATCTGGCGTAGGCACAACAGATCCAGAAGTCGGTACTTACTCGCATATTGAAGGTGATGTAGTCGAATTATCCGCAACAGCAGGCGAGGAAAGTAGATTCGTCAACTGGGAAGGTAATGTAAGTAATGCTAAATCAGCTAACACAACCATAGTCATAGGCACAACCGATGAAACTGTCATAGCGGTATTTATGCCTGGTGGATTTAACGCAAACTTAGCCGGAATAATCACAAAAGATATTAAACCGCTCACATTTAAGCGCGCATCACACACTGACAGTAAGCAGTCGGCAGATGCTGTAAACGATAATTTTCGGCAGGTAAGTACGTATACCGGAACAGTAACAAAAACACTAAAACAGTACAATCAAAATCTTGGTACGCTAAACGGTAATATAGAGGAAATTAGACAAATATTAATTGACGCTGGAATAATAGTATAACCGGAATAAAAAGGAGTTGATCTTATTGGCATACACTAAACCGACAGGGGATCAAGGTAATCTTAGTTTCCTGCAAAATGCACTTAATTCTTATAAGCCAAAGCAGTATAACGACTGGCAGTATATAGCCAATCAGCAAGTAGAAAATCCTGATTTTAGAAGTATGTTTAGAAATCTTTATCAAGCCAGAAATACAGCAGGTAATAGAGAAAGGGCGGCATATCAAGATTCTAAGGAAAACCTCACAACCAACAGGGCAAACAGCGTTAACTCAGCTGTAAAACGCTCTCTTGCCGCAGGACTTGGAGGTGCGGGTGGTGGTTCTGGTTTAGGTGGTTATCGTTCCCAGGAAATATCGGAAGGTTATCAGCCATCATTCGACAGGTTGGAGCGTGGTCATAAAAATAATATCTCCGACATAAACAAAAACTATCGAAGTGGTGTTGCTCAGATCGATGCACAAAAGGAAAATAGGGGATTAAAGGTTGCCTCAGAAGCCACAAGGTTAATGCAAGCTGATACGCAGGGGTTTCGTAACTGGCAAAGCTCATTAGCCGATACAATACAGAAGTACGGTGCTGAGCAGGCAGACTTATCGTATAAGCAGCGGCAGGATGCTTTTAATAACCAGTTAGCGTTACAGAAATTTGACTGGCAGAAGAAGATGGATGATCGTCCATACCAAGAGACTACAGCGGCACAAAGAATGCCTTATGAATATCCTTCTGCTAATTCGCTACTACCGTACAATATGGGACCTACTCCTTACCAGCAAGCGCAGCTTAGTAGAAGTAATGGTGGTGGAAGCAACGACAAGTCTGCTGCTTATGCCGCTGCTTATCAGGCCATATCGTCTAACCCTACAGTGATTAGCGATCCTGAGTTTATACAGTCGTTTTTAGCTGCTGGACTGACACCGAGCGACTATAGCGCACTGCTTGAAATGTTGGGTCAATAATTAATACTAAGGTAGGTGGTTTTATTGGCTTATAGCTTATACAAAGGACCATACAGTAACTTCAATCAGTACAGTCAGAACCAGAGTAAGGATACTTCCAGGGAAGATGCCATTAGGAGGTTGCTTAGTTTTTCGAGCAGCCAACCTTCTGTATCCGGTAGTGGTTTTAATGATTCCGTAAATAAGGCATTGCAGGAGCAGTATGAAAGTATTTATGGTGATAATGTACCAAAAAATACAACCTTAAAAATTCCACAAATAACTAACGATCCTGACATGGCCGACAATATCTTAGATTACAGTATTAAGGTACCTCCTATAACAGGACTAAAAGCACCCATATCACCTAGAAGCAGTTTTTATGAGTCTCTGGATAATAAATTTGGTGGGGTGTTGCCTGGCGGTGCTGATTTTAACTCCGGTGAATACGGTATCAGTCCAGAATTTGCAGCCAATCATCCGATTATAAGCAGGAGTCTAGCAACGGCAGCGAGCCCCATCAAGGCAGTTATGGATAATCCGTTTGCTGATAGATCGAGTCAAGTAGCAGGACAAATCGTAACTACCGTAGATAATCCCGATATGGCAAGTACGGGTAGTAAGGGATGGGATACTGCCGCTGATTTACTTGGAGGCATTGGAGGGTTTGCTCTTAGCCCTACAGGTGGTGTCAGAAGCGCAGGGGCGCAGTTGTTTGGTGTAGGAGAAAAGACTATTGAGCGAGGACTTGGTCTAGGTAATTTGCCGGGCATGGTAAAAGGACTAGAAAATCTGCCTGGGATAGTTAAGACTGGCATTAAGTTGGGTGGTGCAACAATACCCTATGAGGCAGCAATGGCCGCCTTGAACGATAGGGAATTTAGTCCCAGAGAAGCAGGTATGGCAGGGGCGGCTAACGCTGTTATCGGGATGGCATTGCATGGCGCAGGGAGTGTCTTAGGTAAACGCAATACACCAACTACACCAGCTGAATTCAAGATGCCAGAATATAAAGCACCAGATATGTCGGCATTTACACCGGAGGAATTGGCTAATATTAAAAGTAAGTCAAGGCCAGGTGAAATGATAACACCTGATAATATTGTTACCACGGAAGTAGCGGCGGCGCAGCGCACTCTCAGGAATACGCTGAATGTCGAAAAGGCCAATAAAGTATTGGATGAATTTCCGGAACTCGAAAGAGAGTTTCCTTATTTTAGACTACAGCAGGGTAATACGGTTATCCTGCCAAATGGAAAAGAAGGAACCGTTAAAACAGCAGATAAAATGATTATTCAAGTTGATGTAGACGGAAAGACGGTTAGCATTGGTCGGAAGGTTGTTAAAGTGCCGGAGGTTGTGAGTGAGTCAATATCGGAAGTTACGGAGATTGCAACTCCTGAGATTAAACAACAACCCATTGTTAACGATGTTCAGCGACTAAATAACAGAAGTGGTGCCGAGACTTTTCCTGACGAAAATATACCTGCCACACCAGAAGCAACCTCTAATAAAATAACTCACGACGACAAAGACGGTACATTTTCTTATGACACAAAAGAATTTTATATGCGTGGTGTCGTAAATGACGGTGATTTATACATCCATCGGGCAGACAAAAATCCAGAAACAAAGGATAAGGGGTTACTTGGAAAAGCAATAAATGAAGTATTGGACTCCTATTCTAAAAAAGGAATTAGTGTAAGCAAGATAACCGCAGATGGATCGCCGTCCTTCGTTAAGTCAATGCAAAATATTTACGGTAAGGACAATGTTGCAATACACGACACAAACGTATATAACGGAGAAGCACAAAGCGACATAGAAGTTCGTCTGAGTAATACTAATAAGGAAGTTGTTGCCCAGGAAGCATTGCCGCAAACTCAAATAAAGGTTAACCGTGGCAGCAAGGGCGTAGCAAACATAACCCTGCCCGATGCCGACCATGCTATGCTGTTTGAATTAGACAAACAAATGAAAATGCTCAACAACGAGAAAACATATTCACATGAATTGGAGGTTTTGGCGGAAGCAAACTACAACAAACTTAAAGATAAGTTTCCAGATCCCATCGGTACTGCCGATACTTACCGCAGAAGCGTTTTGAGCGGCGCGAAGGATATTGAGAAGGACGGTACTTATGCGGCAGAGACTTTTGAGACAGTTAAAACTAAACTCGATGCTGAGGCAAAACGCTTTGATATTCCGGTAGATAAGCGTAATTCTAAAAATGTCGGAGATAGAAAAGTTAATGCCATGCAGTACAATCACCCTGAGTTGAAACCATATGTTCAGGAACAGGCCAAAAACATCATGGGCGATCTTGCTGCATCATTAAAAGCAGAGCGTGGCGGTACTACTGTTTATGGTGAAAATACCGGACCGGAGAATATCTCCTGGGGCAATAAGCGCATGACTACCGACACTATTGCTAAGATATTGGACGAGCAGAAGGTAAGTTATGCCGACATTGATAGCGCCTTGCAAAGAATTATTGATGATGCAGGTCAGGAAAATACCGCACTTGCCAAACGCATTGAGTTGCTGATTGACGATCATTTGACTAATGGGTATACCGATATATACGGTAATAAGTATCCTCCGAACAAAGAGTATGTCGATGCTAAGAATAAGGCGTATGGTACGGACATTAAGCCAAAAGAGCAGTATAAGGATATGTCTGACGAGGATTGGCAAGAGTTAGAGCAGTTGCAGGATGAAATGGGTAAGGGTGAGGTTGTCAATAAGGATTTGCGTAAAACTCAAATAGAACAGTCTTTCGCGAAAGAGGATTGGGAAGTTCCGAAGGATATTTTTATTGAAAGAGGAAGTAAATATATCGACGAAAAACCTGCTTCCTATGTTCATAGAAGTATAGTTGAGCAGGCATTTAAAGAAGGTAAACCCGTACCCCCCGAAGTATTAAAGGACTATCCTGAGTTATCCGCAGAGGTAGTCAGTAAACCTGCATCGGAAGTTAAGACTATAGCTGAGGACATTGGACTAAAACCGGAGAAAGCGGATGAGTTGATAATTGAGGGCGATAAGGTTACTGGTAGTGCTGAATCTGTGCCGGAGCAGGCAGGTACATATGATCCTGGAACTATTGGGGCAGCAAGGCTAACCGTACCGGAAAAGCAATCAATTCTACCCGGCACTAACGAAAAGGTACGCTCATTTCAAAGAACTGCCATTGATGCCCCGGTCACCGACGATATGACTAAGGCAGGTCTACTTGTTGATATTTACGCCGAAGGTCCAGGCGCATATAAGTCGATTACGAATATCGAAACCGAGGCAGCAGCGAGGAAATTTATTGAAAATGACGGCATCGAAGAATCATTGAAGTATGTCTTTGATGAAAATGAGGTATCAGCACTAAAACCGGCAATGGCAGGTCAGTTAGCATATGTTATGCAAAAGCAGGGCAGGCATGATGTGTCTGTAGAATTACTTGAAAGTATGGGCAAGCAATTGACTTCTGCTGGACAAATGGCGCAGGCAGTAAAAATATTTATGAACTTATCTCCCGAAGGTGTGCTGATTAAGGCAAATAAGGAAACCAAAAAAGCGTTCAACGAGTTACCGAAGCAAACTAAGGATAAGCACGATGATTTAAGCGATAAACTACAAGAGGAATTCGACGGGATCGACAAAGAAGCAATTGACCAAGTGGTTAATGAAACTCCGGTATTGGGCGGTAAGAAACCTAAGTCCAAGCAGGGTAAGCCGAATCCAGAAAATCAAACTGACCCGGCAAATATGCTGGCACAAAGAATAGTTAGTTACGTAAAACCGATGATGCCTGCTAGTAGATTGACACCAGAAATGCAGATGGTAAAAACGCTATTTTCTAAGGCAAAAGAAGTTTTGCCAGCAGAGAAAGTAAAGTTACCTAAGAAAAACGCATTGGATGAAGTCGTTACCGCACTACAACAAAGCGACAACTACCGCAAAACCTGGGAAGATGCCAAACAATCTATTATCGAGCAGAACGGCGAACTGCCACAGGTAATGAAAGATGTTGAAGCATACATCGAGCATTACTTAAATGTGCCGTATTCTGAGCGTTCACTTGGAAATATATTGGCCGAGGCAATGAAGGATAAAAACTTTGATTTAGAGCAGAGTGCTTTTGGCCCAATGTCACCTAACTTCCGAGGGACTAAAGCAGAGAATACCGCATTTATTCAGTCTATTGTTATGGACAGCGGATTGAGCGGAAAGAACGCAGAAGTTTTGTCCTTGGAGTTGGGCAGTAAACTCGATGAAGCGTTGAAGAAAAAACGCGACAATAAGACTTCCGATCTTGCCAAAAGAATTATCAAGATGGCAACGGAAACACCAAAAGGTGCCGAGTCTAACCCTGTCAAAGAAATGTTTAATATCCTTATGCAGAAGGCCAAAGAATCCATGCCGAAGGTGGAAGGAACTAAGTCTACCAAGGATGGCATGTTGCCGATATATAACGCCTTAAATAACCGCAAAATGTTCAATGCGGTGTGGTCAGAGGCGAAGAAGGATATTGTTAAGCAGTTAGAGGCAAAAGGATTGTCAGTTGAGGGTGCTAATCTTGACCAAATGTTTGCCGAACTTCTCTATCACCCCTATACTAAGGGACAGTTAAGTAGGGAAGTTACCAAGGGCATTAAGCAATACGGCATTGATGTAAATAATATCGTCCGGCAGCATTTTACTGTAGCTGAGAAAACAGGGCAGACGTTGGCTGAAAAGTTAACTACTCGCGGCATGTTGTCTAAAGACGAAGCGGCATTGTTGGCGCAGGATATTCAGGCCAGATTTGCCGAGGTTGCAGAAACCAAGAAATCGCAGATATTGAAGAATATGTTTCGAGAGAAGTCGTTGACTAAAGAGCAGAAAACTATTGACCAGAAGATTGTTGAGTTGTCTAATTTGGGTGCGCTATCGAAAGAGCAGTACCGTAGGTCGGTTGCTGAGAAGATGGGGTTGCCGGTACTGACCGATGATATTGCCAATAGATTGGTTATGTTGGCAGAGCAGGCGCAGCAGACAACGGGCAGGAAATCGGAGATTTTAAGGGCGCAGATGGCGAAGATACTAGCAGAGCAACAACCTGTATCTTTTTGGAGAAAAGTATCATCGGTGCAAACATTTAGCCAGTTAATTAATTTGAAAACTGCAACTAGAAACCTTGTCGGTAACGCTGGATTTAACGCATTGGAGAATGTAAGTGATGTTGTCGGTGCAGGTATTGACAAGGGTGTTAGTCTGGTAACTGGTAGGCGATCAAAGGTACTACCGAGCATAGCTACGCAGATTAAAGGCGGTATTAAGGGTGCTAAAGAAGGCATAGAAGATGCCATGTTGGGCATCGACACCTTGGGTTATGAAGGTAAATTCGACTTACCACGAAGCAGGACATTTAAAAAAGGCATAATGGGTAAACTTGAAACTGCCTTAAATATTGAGTTAAAAGCAACTGACCGGGCGTTCTATGAATCGGCAAAAACAGAATCTTTACGCAATCAAATGGCGGCGGCGAAGGTCGAGAAACCAACTGATGCTATGATAGAACAGGCACATCTTGACGGACTTTACAGGACATTCCAGGACGAGAATATTCTTAGCAATATGTTCGTCGGGATTAAGCGGATACTAAACGCTAATAAGGAATGGGGTGGGGGCGATCTACTGTTAAAATATCCCAAGACGCCCGCTAATTTACTTATGCGTGGGGTTGACTATTCTCCTGCCGGATTTATGAAAGTTTTGGTTGAGGCATCAAGACCGCTATTTAAGGGTGAATTTAATCAGAAAGCATTTGTCGAAGCATTTTCAAGGGCGTTGGTTGGTTCAACTGCTT